CGTTCTCCTATTACTCTAACGAAGAGTCAAACTGTAGATATGCGCCAGCGGCATTGTTTAGAATACCGTGACCATAGATTGCGGAACCAACAATATCGTAACCACGAAGAGCGGCTTGACGCTGTGTTTCAATACGAACATCTTGCATAATTGCTAGACCAAGAGCATCTTTGTGAACAATAGCGTTGTTATAGTCGCCAGTTGTGCCAGTGTTGTTAACAAGGCTAGACTGATAAACTGGAACACCACCGATTGTTCCCATGAAGCCTGCTTTCAACGCATCGTTGGCAGCATAACCAGCTGGGTTAGCAAAGGTGTTTGTGATTGCTGATAGAACATCATAAGCACAATTTGGGTGAAGAATGATAGCGCAGTCACTAGCTGTGTCATATCCAGCGGCACGCAACTTAGCGATACCTTGGAATAGACCAGCGGCTGTGGCTGTAGTAGAACTGCTACCAACACCACTGTTGAAGTTTGCTACATTGCTTAACAAGTCGCTGTCGATTTTGCGAGCAATCGCTTCACCGAACAAACGGCCTAGGTCAGCAACAACATTGCTAGCAGAAGCCATCATTGCCAAGTCACTGATAGTGGCGTATAGACCAACTTCAGAAACTGTCAATAGTGCGCTGTCTGTAGAAACTGCTACTTGGTTTCCAGCTGTAGCTTCTGTTAAAGCTGTGGCTGTTTGCTTAGGATAGATAGGAACTGTTACAGTCTTACCTTGTCCTGGTTGTAATGTGTAGTTGCGAACTAGGCCACGCATGATGGATGCTTCGCTTGCTACGAATAACGCTTCTGCTACAATACTTGGCAACAGGTCGTTTAGGGTTGTTGAATTAGTTACACTCATTTTAATATTTCCTTAATATGTTTAAGCTATTCCTCGCTCTTTACGATATTCTTTGTAAAGTGCTCGGTGTTCTGGATTTTTCATGTCCAGCTTGGTTATGTCTAATTTTTCACGACTTTGACCAATATTGCTTTTACCCTGTGTAGTAGCCGGTGTTGCTGACTTAAAGTGAGGATTAGTGTCAAGGAATTCCTTAACTAAATCTTCTACTTTGAAAGGTTGACCAGTATCGCTATATCTAACTTTACCTTCTTTGTCAACGATTTCCACTTCACCATCCTGATTAAGACGAACATTTGGTTTTAGCAGAGCCTTAACTTGTTCAGCATTGACTGCCTTATAGTTTGCGGCTGCTGTGACCAATGGCACATCCACAGTATATTCTCTAATGATCTGATCGCGTCTCTGTATTTCAGCTTCCCACTTACTGGCTTTTTCCTGGAGAATCCTTTCGAATTCACCACGCTTAAGGCTTTCCTCTTGCTTACGCTGTTCTGCTTGTTGCTTGAGGGTTTTAAGTTCTTCAATGTCACCTAGTTCTGCCAAAGTCTTTTCATATTTTTTAGATATGCTAGCCTTCATGCGAGCCATGTGCGTATCAAACTCTTCCTGCGTATAAGTTTTGTTTGCTGATGCCTGATTTGTATTTTGAGAAGTTGTGTCAGTCACATTGTCTTCATTGCCTATGTCTTGGTTGCTCATAGTTAGCGTGCCTCCCTTTCAAAGAGTTATTAATGTGTTATTTAAGTAACCCGAGCATTATTGGTTAATACTTCGGTAATTATTTGTGTTTTTTAGCTTTAGCTCGGGCTTGGCTGGCTTTGATTGCCTGTGCTTGTCGGACAGCCGCCTCACGAGTTGGATACACTTTGCCTGTAGTTCCATATTGCCAGCCTTCTCCGCCTCTAGGGCCTTTCGCCTTATGAATTGGCATACTTTATCTTCCACGCTTAGGAGGATTAAATTGTGCCTTCTTTGACTTAGGTGCGGCGGCACGGGCAGTCGATAGGGCAATGGCCACAGCCTGCTTCTGGCTCATTTGTGGATGCTTTTTCATTTCGTAACTGATATTACGACTGATTGTCTTTTGTGAGTAACCTTTCTTTAGTGGCATATTAGTCTTCCTTACAGACCCAACCTTGGGCCATTTTTGCTCGCTTATCCGCGAATGTAATTACCCAGCCTTCCTCGCCGGTTGCTGGATCGTATAATAGTTCTGGTTCCTCAAATGGCTCAGCACTATCATATGGAACTGTTTCACCATTCATCAGTGTAGCCATCTCTGGTAGAATAATGTCAGCATCTTCGCCCAGGAGTTCAATAATCTCGTGGTCTATGACCTGAAGAACTCTTGGATCAGTTGCGGCTGACTTGGCCATTTGTAATTGTTGATATTCACGCTGTGTGTCACGGATATTAAAACTACCTGGATACATAATCTCACCAGTCCAGGTGCGATCCATATACAATCCATATAGTTTGAATAGTTGTTCTTCAACTAATTCAAGTTGATCTGCTTTTTCACTTAGGCGTGCGTTCAATAATGAGAATTCAACTTCCATAGCAACGCCACTCAATGTTCTAGTTTCAGTAGCACGAACACCACCTGTGTTAGAGATCCTATTAATGGCTTCTACTAACTTGTCAATTGTAGCATGTATGGCTTGAACATTGGCACCACCGTGTTCTAGAACATAGGGTTTCAAGCCTGGATCACTGTTCTCTGGAATGACAATAACAGCGCCAGCACCACTACCATACTGTGTATCAGGTGTGACTACCAGGCTAGGATGTCCATCTAGTCTGTGGCTTTGTTCTATTTCAGAGTGTAGATTGTATATTTGACGCTGTAGTGTGGCAATATCTGCAATATCACTAACACCAATGCCTTTGACAATGCTTCGTTTGTTATAGGCCAATACTGCTGGGATAACACCCAAACCATTGACTTCAACTGTGTTTAGGCTAGCTGTCTTGGCGTTGTCATCCATAACCCATGTGCGGATTTCGTCTTTAGTCCATTCTTTAACTATGGTAATTTGATCTACAATCTCTTCAATGTATTTGAAGTGGACCAGTTCATATGCTCCATTGGGATTGCGAGCCCAACGCCATTCTAATACTGCCAATGGTGTTAGAATGTTAACATAAGGACGCAGACCCATGGCCATTTCCTGTCCCTGTGTTTCAGCACCTAGGTTGGGTTTAACCATTAGACACCAGCAATGTCCAAACACTGAACTCCATGTGGCCACATCCTTCATGAATGCGTTGAAACTTTGTCCTTCTAGATTGGCATCATTGAGAAAGTCTTCAACATCCTGAAACATTTCCCAATCTTTTAGATCACGATCCGGTTCTTCACGGAATAAAAAACTTGTATAAACGGATACAATTGAAGAACAGTGATTGTCTAGGGGAGTTGTGGTAAGTCTTTGTTGATATTCTTGTGCTGTTTCAAGTTGATAGCGTGTTAGATAGCTACCATTCTTATATTGAACGCCTCCGACATAGCTGTCTAAAAGTTCTGTCCAAGTGTCTTTGTTGCGCTGATATTCTAGATTCGTTGAACTAACTCTTGCGAAATCGTTCTGTAATGTAATGTCACTCATTTATTTGTCCTTAGGCTAATTGATGGCCCCATCGTTGTGGTGTATAAGCAGGCATATCCTTACGCACAGGAAATTGGTAATCAACCATATAACCCAGAGCATCCATCATATGATCATAGCCCGATTCCTTATCAGGCTGGCTTGTTCCCTCTTTATAGGTCTGTCGCTCCAAGCCTTCTATGGTATATTTAACGGATGGGTTGAAGTGTAAGCGTCTAATACCCGTAGAATCCTTCAATCTACTGTTAACTGCGTTGATCCTGTCACGGACTGGGGTGTGGCTGTTGGGGCATTTAACAACCCATCCCGCATTTTGTAATATGGTGAGGTCAGTAAGGCCGCCCGCTGATGTCTTACGCTGTCTTGCCGCTGGGTCAGGGTAGGCCCAGATCCTTGACTTTGGATATCTTGCCTGTATTTCTGCCACGAGCTCTTGGGTGTTAGAAGAAAACATACGGACTTCATCGATGACATATAGTGCCTCTCCAATTTTAACAGCAATGACAGCTGACATTGGATCTATGTTAAAATCAATCCCAATGTGCAGAACATCTATTTTAGTATTACTAATTGCTATTACATTATCTTTGCGATCAAACGCATAATATATTCTTCCAGCATAAGTTTCAAAGGTGGCGAGAAATTCCTGTCTAAATGTTCGTTCATCTAGATCACGCCTGGCTGCTTCTATTTCTTCTGGCTTGACATTGCCGCCGTCGATTGTTGAGTATTGGAATGAGGCCCATTGTTCAGGTTGTTCAGTGGGCATGTTATATAAGTCATGTGCCCAGTTACCCAGGCCTTTGGGTGTGCCAATGAATAGGGCACCACCTTGTCGATCTGCTAGTGTAGGACGCAGGACTTCATACCATGCTTCAGGATCGATATCCGCAAACTCATCCATTACTAGGTAATCTAATCCCACACCTCTAAGTGAGTCAGCATTGTCAGCACCTTTAAGTGAAATTAGGCTTCCATTCTTAAGTTCTACAGTGAGTTCAGCTTCGTTTATTCTTTTAGCCCAGCGTAGGTCCTGAAGTTTATGTTTGAGTTTACGCCATACAATTTGTTTAGCTTGTCTATATG